GGTGTGGCTTCTGCAGGCGACCCCGCTGCCGGCACCGGGCACGGTCACCGTGGACTACCGAGCCCTGGGCCGGTGGATTCGCCTCTCCGACAACGGCAAGGGTCAGCTCGTCGGCAAGCCTGGTCAAGGAAGTGGGACGGTCAATTACATGACCGGTTCCATCGTCCTCACTGCCGGAGCGCTGCCAGATCTGAAGAGCAGCATCATCGGCGCGTGGGGCACGCCCGTAATCGCTGAGTCGCGCACCGGGGATGTGGCGATTCAGGCTCCCTCGTTGCAGTTCGTATTGGGTGAAGGTGCGGCGGTACCTGGAAGTGTTCGCATGACGCTCCGAATTGCCGGTGCTGATGTGCTGGTGACGGATAACGGCGCCGGCGGGCTGCTGATTTCAGGGCAGGTTCGTGGCTCGATTTCCTATGCAACCGGTGAAGTCTCTCTCAGGCCTGTCTCGCTGCCGGACGCCGACAGCCAGCTGGCGGTCACGTACGACGCGGGGCACCCACTGAACGCAGCCCCGCAGCCCGTTCCGGACGGTTCGGGCATCGTGTCGTTCACGCTTCCCCAAGGACCTGTCCGGGCCGGGTCTGTCCTGTTGGACTGGGTGATCAGCGTTCTGCGCGACCGAGACGACATTGGCTCGGCACCGCAACCGATGCGTGTGATCGCCAAAGATGATGGGAATGGCAACCTCGTTGCTGTTTCAGTAGGTGACACTGTTACCAGCACTGTGCTTGGGACGGTCAACTACAGCACCGGCGCGGTCACGCTGCAGGCTGGCAAGTTCATGGTGCGCCAGGTGTCCTACCCGCAGTACGAGATTCGTTCGGGTCGCCTCAAGGTGGTGGGGTATGGGCGTATCGATGTGCTTGCTCAGTTCTCCGCCGGAACCATTGTGTCCGTGAGCTGGCTACTCGCCGGTGATTCGGCGCCGGAAGCTCAAGAGACCCTGCCGCTGCCGGCGATGCAACTGCAGCTCACTCCAACCGTCAGCGACAGCGTCGTTCCCGGAAGCGTTCGGTTCACGTTCCGTGGCAGGACCTATGTCGATCGCAGCGGCGGCCTGTATCACAGCATCGACCCGGGCACGGGCGCTGGCATCTACGCTGGCACAGTCGACTACACGTCCGGTGTGGTCAATATGACGCAGTGGGTGCCTGGGGGCAGCAATACTGTTCAGGTCCTCTCATTGCTGACGCGAATCGCTGATCCTGGTGTGGCGTTCACTTTCTTCCGTGCGCCGGGGTCCCCGTTGCGTCCGGGCATGTTCACGCTGAGGGCAAATCGACTGGACGGCGAGCTGATCACAGCCACTGCCGACATCAACGGAGACATCTCCAGCCCTCAGATGCGGGGCAAGGTCGACTGGGAGAGCGGCGTCGCCAAGGTTCAGTTCGGCCAGCTGGTGCCGGTGGCGGGCAACGAGGGGCAGCCGTGGTTTGACCCAAGCCTGGTGGAAGGCGACCAGGTATGGCGTCCAGCGCTGGTGCTGCCAGGTTCCATCTACATGGGCGCTGTGGTCTATCGGTCCATTCCGCTGTCCGAGGTTGTGATCGGGCTTTCTTCAGTCCGCCTGCCCAGCGACGGGCGCGTTCCCGCATTCAAGGCTGGGCAGACTGTGCTCATACACCATACGGCCAAGCACACAATCGCGGCGCCACAGGCCGGCCAGGTGGTCGTGTTCGGCCGTACCAGAATTGCAGCTGTCGAGGTGCGTGATTCGAAGGGTGTGCCAATCGATAGCGCTTGGTACTCGATCGACGTGAGCGCAGGGAGGCTGGTCTTCAGCGATCCGCTGAACCTGGCCGCGTATCAGCTCCCCGTTGTGATCAGCGAGCGCGTCGAGGACCGCCGATTGGTTGTTCAGCCGCAGATTACCGGCGAGATCGAGATCAACACCGGACTGTCGCACGACTACCCGGTAGGGGAGGCGATGATCAGCTCGGCACTCCGACTGGGCGAGGCAAACGGGTCTCTGGACCTGCAGGCGCGGGTGGTAAACCTCTTCGATCAGGCGGCCTGGACGGGTGTCTGGAGTGACGTGCTCATCGGAAGCGCGGCACCAGGCACATTCAACGACACCGACTTCCCGCTGGTGGTCGCGAACAGCGATGCGATCACCGAGCGGTGGGCGATTCGGTTCACCAACGCAACAGCCTTCGAGGTGATCGGTGAGACGGTCGGCACCATCGTGACCGGGAGTATCAGCGCCGATTGCGCGCCCGTTAACCCTCGCACGGGCAGGCCGTACTTCACCATTCCACGGGCAGGCTGGGGCTCGGGCTGGTCGACCAATAACGTCGTGCGGTTCAACACCGTGGGTGGCTTGGCACCGGTATGGATGGTCCGAACCACGCTGCCGGGCACGCCGGAAAGCGTCACGGATTCAACTCGCTTTCAAGTCATCGGCAATATCGCAGGAGTTCAAGCATGAGCCTCACCCCAACGATCTATCGAAGCACTGATCCAGGTGCGCCACTTTTGTCCGGTACTGCGGGAGCGCTGCTCACGCTTCTGGATGCAATCCTCGTCGACGGTTATGGCCTGGGGGAAAGCCGGAAGGCCGGTATGGGGTGGACCAAGTCGTTCTCCGGCTCCGGGCTGAGAGCGTACAGGGGCTCGCCGATTACGGGGTCCGGCTACTATCTTCGTGTAGATGACACGGCGGCCCGGTCGTCTCTGCTTCGGGGATATTCGAGCATGAGCGACATCAACACCGGGACCGACCCTGTTCCGTCCGATGCCATCAAGTCCATTGGGTCACGGTGGGATAAGTCAAACAGCGCCAGCGCAGAGGCACGGCATTGGGTGGCTGTCGGGAACGAGCGGTTCTTTTACTTGTTCATAGATGCGGCCGGCATCTTTGCCTCGCAGGGGACGCAAGGAACCTACGGTCACTACGCCGGCGACCTGATCTCGATGCGGCCTGGGGATCGGCATAACTTCTGCGTTTCCTACAAGGGCAGTGACACAGAGGCCAGCAGTACTACCGGATATGCCTTCAAGGCACAGTCTGGTTGGTCAGCCAGTCCAAGCGGCGATGTCTCAACCGCTGCATTTATCGCGCGTTCGTTCACCGGCACGCCTGGCTCGGTGCGCTCCTGCATTAGCGCACCTGGGCAGGCAAATGGCGGCTTAGTTGGAAGTCTGGCGAGCTTCCCCGCCTATCCATACCCTGGGAACGGTGGACTGCTATACGGGTCCGTCGATGTACTTGAGGCCGCCTATCAGCCCCGAGGTCGGTTGCCAGGCATCTACGCGCCCATTCACCGCCGGCCTTTCCCCGATCAGGGCGAAATCACTGATGTTGAAGGGCTCCCGTCTGGCACGGTGTTGATGGCTAAGAATGTGAGCGGCGAAACGATGAGCGGCTTCCATGACTCTTTCACTGGTCAGATCCTGATTGATATGACAAATGCGTGGGAGTAGCTGATGGCGATCGCGGCGGCAAGGTTTGGATACCGTTGGGGATCAGCCACATTTCGGAATCGCGGTGGCGCATTCCGAACTGAAGCAAGTTGGTCTGTGAGCCAATATTGGGCTGGGCGCGCCTACCTCGCGGGGGAGGCACCCAAGACCAGCGATCCGCAGGAACCCGACGGAAGATTCCGAATCCTCAACCGTCCTGCGCAGGGACGTGTAGTAGTGATGGAGAGAGGGTCGGGCGTCTGCGTTGCATCGGTACTAAGCAAGCCGGATGGGACGTGGCGGGTTGATCGGTTGAGCGCTGACTATCGCTACACGGTGATTGGCTTTGACGACAGCGGCGGGCAGAACGCCGCGATTCAGGACTGGATCGCACCCGCGACCGAAGCTGATACATGAGCGCACCCGGTAACCAGGCTGGGCTCAACCTCGGGCCGCTTTGGGTAGCTGGCGGCCGGTGGGTTGGCCTCAATCTCGGAGTCGATTGGTGGTCGGAAGAGCCGCCTGAGCCGCCGTCGCGGGACCTGCGAGCGACCACCTCTCTTGGCTGGAAGCCGGCTCGATCCATACGCGGCTTGGCCGTCGTTGGCTGGGGACGGTCCGAGGTTGCACGTCGGAGTGTGTCACCTGGGTGGGAGCGTGCGGAACGCAGTTCTTCCACGCCGCTTGCCGTGGGGTGGGGCCTATCTGCGCTCCTGCGGCAGTCGGACACTCTGGCATGGCGCGGTTGGCAGCCTCTGGTCAGGCACTCACTGTCGGCCTCCTGGCGGCCATTGGGCCGATGCAGTGTGCAGTTGGACAGTCGATGGTCGCTAGGCGGTTTGACCAACTCCTATGTGCTGCTTCCTTGGGAGCAACAGGCCCTGATGGAGCGGGGTGCCGTTGTTGGGTGGGGACACGGTCCAACGATCCGCCAACGCTGGCGTGGGCAATGGCAGCGGCCGCAGCTGAGGCGCCAGGTAAGTCGGCTGCCCTGGGGAAGCGCGGCAAAGGTTCCTTGGGTCGTTCGGCCGCCCGTCGTTCCGCCCGATCCTGACCCCGAGCCACAGCGCCCTCCGGGCGCGAGAGTAGAACTGAATCTGGGCTGCCCGGTGGTAGGCGGATTTGGCGTTGTTCCTTTGAATCTTGGCGTCGTCGCTTGCTACGCGGTGCGCCCGCAACGTAGGACCTATGTCGTGATCAACACGGTCTCCTTTGTCAGGCTACCCGACCGAACCCCTATCGAGCTGACGCGGATCTCGCTCAGTTCAAGCCGCAGTGCGTGGGGATGGACCTTTGACTTCGAACTGGCCGATCCTGGGCAGCTGTCCTTGTTGAAGCCAACAGCGGCCGGCCCCCGGCAGTTCGAAGTCGTCCTCAACGGCTACACATGGACCGGCATCGTGGAGAGCTTCCAGAAGCAACGAGAGTTCGCAGACGGCGGTGTCCGATGCAGTGGGCGCTCACGCACCGCACTGCTGGCCGCACCCTATGCGCCTGCCCGGGTAAAGGTCGCCAACGAGGCGAGGAGTATGGCGCAACTCGTGGCAGAGGAACTGTTGGATACCGGCTTTGTCAGCCACTACGGGACGGTCGACTGGACCGTTCCCCCCGGTGCCTGGTTCTATGACGGCAGCGCACCCTTGGATGCAATCAGTGCGCTGGCAGAGGCAAGTGGTGCCGTTGTTCAGTCTGATCCTAAGGACCTTGCACTGCACGTTCGCGCGAGCTATCCAGTCAGCCCTTGGCTCTGGCGCGACACGCAGCCGGACCATGTGTTGCAGGAGGACATCGTGCTGACGGAGAGCCTCCAGATGCGGAGCGCGCCCCTGTACGACGCCGTTGTCGTGACTGGTGAACTGGCTGGCAAGGGCGTGACCTGCAAGGTACGGAAGGCTGGTGAAGCCGGGCAGCTCTTTGCTCAGCAGGTGAGCAATCCCCTCATCAGCGTGGCGGCGGCGGGCGCCGAGCGGGGGCGGAATGTCCTATGCGATCGAGGGGAGCAGGCTGCGGTGGACCTGACAGTGCCACTGTTTCCGAGGCCGCTGAAGCCGGGCGAGGTTGGCGCAATCATGCCCTTGGATTTGGTGGAGGTGGTCGGGACAGAAGGCACCTGGCACGGGCAGTGCGACTCGTTGCGCATTGAGGTCGTGATCGATCAGCAGGCCGTTGTGATCGAACAAACGGCCACTCTGGAAAGGCACTACACCGATGCGGACTGACCTCTGGGATCAATTTGGCGAGTTGGTAAGCAGTAGCCCTCGCTTGCTCGCTACAGTCACCGCCCACAACAGTGACGGCACCAGCACCTTGACCACCTATGACGGGGTGCAGATGCGGGCGTTTGGGCAGCTCCAGTTGTCCATCCCATACAACGTGTGGGTCCGGGGCGGGCGGTTGGTTGAGGCCGCGCCCAACTTGCCTATCGTCGAATTGACCATCTAGCAAGACAGGGCGCCGCCCGGTTGCCGGCAAGCATCCGGGCGGCGCCGCAACACAGGTGATCTCAGCACCTGGCATTGGCCGCGGCCCCGTCGCCCTCGCGAGAGCGGCGGGATTGTCGGCTTCACCTATCGCAAATACTGAGAAACCATGGCAAAGCCAATCATTTCTTGGCCGGGCGGCAAGCGCCGGCTGCTGAAACAGCTCTATCCTCACTTTCCGATCCACGACTGCTACGTCGAGGCGTTTGCCGGAGGCGCCGCGTCGCTGCTGATGCGGCCATACCCGGCCCAGATGGAAGTGCTCAACGACATCAACGGCGAGCTGGTGTCCTTGTACCGCTGCGTCCGCCACCACCTGGATGAGTTCGTGCGCATGTTCCGCTGGTCATTGGTGTCGCGGCAGATGTTCGAATGGGCGCAGATGGAGCGACCAGAAACGCTGACCGACATCCAGCGCGCAGCACGCTTCTACTACCTGCAGAAGCTCGCCTTCGGGGGCAAGGTGCAGGGCCAGTCGTTCGGCGTCGTGACGGCTGGAGGGCCGCGACTGAACCTTCTGCGCATCGAAGAGGAACTGAGCGCGGTGCATCTTCGCCTGGCGAACACCGTAATCGAGTGCCTGCCATGGCAGGAGTGCGTGCGGCGCTACGATCGCCCGGGGACACTCTTCTACCTTGATCCGCCCTATTGGGAAACCGAGGGCTATGGCGTTGAGTTCCCGTTTGCTGAGTACGAGGCGATGGCCGAGCTGATGCGCACCTCGGCTGGCCGGTTCGTGGTCTCGATCAACGACCATCCTGAGATCCGCGAGGTCTTCGCCGGCTTCAACCTGGTGCCGCTCCAGTTGGACTACACCATTGGCGGCGGGCAGGGGAGAGGAAAGAAGTTCGGGGAGCTGATCATTAAGAGCTGGGACGACAGCCAGGCCAGCTTGCTCTAGGCATCACGCAACCTGGTGGAGCAGGTCTTCGCGATTGTTGCGTGGCGTGTTGACGGCGCGAGTGACCCTGTACGCCTCCATGGATGGAGGCGAGCTTGCCAGCAGCATCGCCATGGCGTCGTCGGGGCTGGCGGCCATCCACTCATCGATCTGGCCGGCCTGCAACCACACCGGCATGCGGTCGTGGATGTCGGCCGAGACGCCGCTGCTGTCGCCGGTGATGATGGTGAAGGTGCCCAGGTTGCCG